GCATTCTTATGAAAATGCTTGGCACTCTCGGTAAATTTCTTAAGCCATTATTAAAGCGTATTCCTATTATTGGTACAATTATAGGGCTATCCTACGCTTGGACAAGATTTAAATCTGGAGACATAATAGGCGGTATAATTGATGTCGCTTCAGCTATTGCTACTTTAATTCCTGGCGTAGGTACAGCCTTATCGATTGGTCTTGATTTACTAAATGCCTTTGTTGATATAAAAACAGGTGGCTCGGGTCTTGAAGCTGGTAAGAAAAAGATGTCGTTTGTACGCGATGTATCTGAATGGCTATATAAAAAGATAAAATATGTACCTGTTATTGGACCATTAATCGGAATGGGTCTTGCAATTGCTGACGGCAATTGGAGCGAGGCATTTAAGCAACTTGCTAAAACTGTACCTGTTGTTGGTACCATTATAGATTTATTTGAAAATAAGGAAGCCATTGGCGAGTCTTTAACTTCTGCTGGTGATTGGATTGGTGGTGTTACATCATGGATTTATGAAAAAGCAAAGACATTACCGGTTATTGGTTCGTTAATAAAAACAGGCCAAGCAATTGCTGATGGAAATTGGGGAGATGTCTTACCGCTATTAGGACAGGCATTGCATGAATCGCCACTTGGAATGATTGCAGATTTATTATCAAATAACAAAGAAGCAATAATAGATTCCGTAATAGCAGCTGGAGATGTTATAGGTAACATGGAGAAATGGGTATATGATAAGGCTAGAGAATTACCCGTTATTGGCTCCTTATTAAAGGCTGGTGAAGCAATAGGGGAAGGTAAATGGGAAGATGCTCTTGGATTTTTAGGCGAAGCAATTCAACCGCTACAATACATCGGTGGACTAATAGCAAGTGGTGCTAAGACAGTAGCTATAACAGCGGCTGATAATATAGGAGATTTTTTCTCAACGATAAAATATAGTTTAATTTCTGCGGTTTTAAATATGCTTCCTGAAACAGTGCTGGGAGTAAGTGTGCGTTCAAGAGTAGCAAAAATGTTAGGTGTGGAAGGATTTGGTAATCCGACTGATAATTTAGCTGCGCCCGCTACATCCAGTAATACACCAGCAAATACATCAACAGGTGTTGCTACTGCAAAAGCACCTGCAAAAGCACCAATAGTACGAGCAGCAATTGCTGCATCAGAACCAAGCAATTCATCTTCCCCACTTAAAGCAACCGAGCAAGCAAATGAGGCAGAAGATACATCATGGAGTAGAGGCAATATTGACGCAAATAATACCGAAGATGAAACAGAAGACACTCAGGAAGAACCTGACGATACCGGTAAAAAGATGGACAGTGTAAATCAATCTATAATGTCGCAAACAGCATATTTAAAGGGTATAGCAGAATTTCAAAAACAGACCGCTGCAAATACTAAGCAGTTAATAGCTTCATTTAAGGCATTAGAGGCAAATGCCGGCAAAACCATAAATGTAAGTAGTACAAATAGCCCAACAAATTTCATATCAAGCCCAATGACAAGTACAACATTTAGGGCTGGAATGCTTGACTAATAAAGTTGATTAAATATTTTTATGGCAAATTATCTATGGGGGTTTGACAATAATACAGTAGGTGTTGGCAGTACTAATCAAAATAGTATTGCTCTACCTACTGTCGTACCTGTAGGTAGAGGGAGTAATAATACGAGTACTGGATCCACAGGAGCTGCTACTCAGATTAACGTTGTAAGAGATTTTTATTGGACGTATTCCAAATTAAAAGAAGGCAGACAAGAGGTACCTAGAATTATCTTAACAGAACGTAAACTAAGAACTAATGCTCTTGTTAGTCAATTAAAGTATTCTTTAGGGCAGGTATCTAATAATCTTGCACAAACACTTGATAATATCGGTCAATATGCTGGCAATAGACCAAGTGTTAAGGACTTTGTTTCAAAAATGAAGAGCGCTGTTGCAGGTGCACCTGCAGTAGTTAATGATTTAGCGAGTACATTTACAGATAATTTTCAGGATGATAATAACCCAACAGTTAATAGTAGCCCTTGGTTAAAACCGTATAGAAATCTTTATCTTACAGACCCTACAGGTTGGGTATACATTTTACCATATTTCGACAACAATCACGCCAGTCAATCAAATTCGTTTGCTGATACCGGTAAAGTAGGTGGTATCGGCGATGCCGCTGCACCATTTATTGGCATGGTAACTCAGGCAGCTGAAGTCACAGCCTCAATTAACAACCCAACACAAATTACATATATTGAAAAAACTAAGTTCTACAATTACCCTACAGAGGGTGAAGATATTAATATTGAGTTTCCGCTCATTAATACCGGCGAAGTAACATACGAGGATGTCATTCGAAATTGGCAATTTTTATTCTTGTTAGTATATCAAAACCGACCAGGCAAAACAAGTCAAAATACTGTAGATCAACCTGTTATCTATCAAGCTGAAATTCCTGGTGTTAAGTTTTTTCCGTTCTGCTATATGACATCCATTACTATTGATTTTCAAGGATCTAGAAGAGAGATGGATATTAGCATTCCCTCAAGCAACAATACATCCTCTGATGCTGGTAGCGAAGCAGGTCAGGCACTTGGCAGTACATCTGGTGCAACTACAATGAAAGCTATTATTCCAGATGCATATAGAGTTAGATTATCTCTCAAGAGCATGACAGCTAATACAAAGAATTTTATGCAACATATGATCGGACCAAGTAATATTGTTGAAACAGGGACTGCATAAAGTATATAGAGTGTTAAAACTATAATATTCGGTTAAATATCTATATGGACGGACAGTACCAGAATGCGATTAAAGCTCTACCAAATTTAAATATCTATAGATATGAAAAGATATTTAAACTATACAAGAACGCTGACAATCAGTATTTTTATAATATTATTCAGTCTGTGTTTATGCCCGAAAAACTCGATAAGCGAGCCATTTTCTACCTTACAATAAAAAAAGATCAACCATGGACAATGGTTAGCTTTAATGCCTATCAAACGATTGAACTCTGGTGGCTAATTTTACTTACAAATAAAATTTTTAACCCTTTTAAATTACCTGTAACAGGAACAACTATAAAGCTTATTAAGCCAGAATACATCCCAGGTATTCTAAAAGAAATTAATGCTGCATTGACCTAATATGAGCGGAGATCTCTACAGTCATAAGATTAATAATAATAACTACATTTTTAAAGTTACTATTATAAGCGCAGCTGGCGAAAAAACTAAAGCGCAGAATATTAAGCCTTCTTCAATTAAATCGTTAATAATTGAAGATACATTTAATAATTTTTATCAGCAAGGTTCAATTGTTATCGATAACTCGTTTGATGTAATTGAAAGAGATACACCAGATCTACAATCTCAAACTAATCCTTCATACTACAATAATGCAGGTCAATCTGCTCAAAATCAAGAATCAGGATTTGTATTCCGAGGAGAGGCTCGTGATTTACTTCATATTGAAATAATGCCACTGCTCGATGGTACAGCAGTTGACAGTATGGGATCCGAAGACGGTCAACGATTATATAGAATGAGTTATGATTTTGCTATTTATAACTCTGAAGAAATTACAGGAGATCAACCAGATCAAAAATTTAAAAAATTATATTTTTGGGATTTATACTATCAACTTTTACGCGAAAAAAATGTAGCTTTTTCAACAGCTACTCTTCCGAGTTTTTACGATGAAGCTGGCAATCCTAATGCAGACGGCGAGCCAAGTGGTGATAATGGAATTGAAACTGGTATCGCTCTAAAAGAATTTCTTAAAGCTGCTTTTCCAAAAGATGATGGCTATTCAATTGCATTTTCAACAAATATACCCGGCACAGCTTCTAATGCTCAAACTAATGATGCGACCATGGATGCGCAAAATACCGACTGGGATATTGGTGGCACAAAAATATTCTTTTCAACTCCAGCAAATTATAAAGCTATTGATTGCGTAAATTATATTTTATCCAGACACGTATCCAACGCTGACAGTGATTTTGATCAATGCTTTCTTCATCTCGAGAGATTTCCAAGAGAATTTTCTCTTAAAAGTGTAAAACAATTTTTTGATGAAGCATATAATCCAAGTAATGATTCGCCTGGCAATTTGTACGTCGAGACAGTAAAGCTCGGTGGTACTACTAATCAAGACGGTAAAAGTTCTCCTGAGGCATATTTCACTCCATCTAAAGCTTTATATTTTGATCGTATAGGTACGATCAAAAGTTTTTCATTTGACAATATGGCTGGTGTTTATTCACAACAGCGTCTTGTACCGTACCTTGTTCATAGCTATGATTATGAAAATAAGCAATTTAGTATTGATATTGAAAGAAACGGCATTGAGCAATCGATGAAAACATATCAAGCAAATTACGTCAATAAAATGAATAGCTCGTCTGAAGCACCTGCGTATCCAAATTTTGCTCCCGGTCAATTACGCTTTACTAATAAAAATGTACATAATGTCTTTTCTGTAATCGAGCAAAGTCCAGATCAGCGTCTTAATTTTGGTAGAAATAAATTTTTACGTACTAGCGTAATTATGAACAATCTTATGTCATTTAGATTACCAGGGGTAACACACAGACAAGCGGGTAGCTTTATAGGTATAGATAGAGACGGTGCTATACCAGCAAGCAGCTTTGACAATAAATTATTAGGAATATATATGATTTTAGAAGTTAAGCATATTTTCAACGGAAATGAGTATTTTAATGATTTACATTGCGTTAAAACGTATAACTTTAAGCAATTAGATGATACAGTTGAAGATACTGAGCTAAAAGGACTTGTATCTAACGGATTTTAAATATGGGCTATAAAATAACAACAACAATTAATAAGGATACTAGCGAAGCTGGTAGACTTCAGCGTGTTGCTGCGTTTCATGCTCAACAAGCTGCAGATACATCAAAGCTTAACACAGCAAATGATCAAATTGTTGCTGCAAGTAAAGCATCTCTTGCAGCACCCACTACCACGGCACCCGCCACTACAACACCTGCTACTACTACACCTACAACAGCTAATACTTCCACTACAAGTAGTGGTACATACAGTCAAACAACAGAACAGACAGGTACTACAGATTATCAGCCTGCTGATGCCGCTGCAGCGGCTAACGAGGAACCAACAGGAGCTCGTAAAGGCAATACAAATGAAATTACTGCAGCACCAAGCTTAGTAGATATTGATTTAACGAGTAGCTATGAAGCACTATACAATAGTGATAACATGACAGTTAGCTCGGTATTTCCGCAAGAAGTTATATCAGAATCAGAAGTTCGAGCAGCAATTGAGTATAGAAACGCATTCAAGCAAGGTGATGTTATAACAGGAATTACAAAATTTAACGATAATTTAAATACTCAGTATTTTAATCAAGCAGATTTCTCACTTGAAAATATTTTATACTGGTATCAAAAATTAAAGTGTAGTAATAAAGAAATTCTTTCCTACGTTTCAGAGTCATCATTTCATCAAAATAACATTTTATCAAATCAAATACCCGGAGCCGCTCTGTTCGCGCAAAATGTATTTAACGGCGGAGCGCAAGACCAAGCAAAATATTTTGATAATATGAGTGATACTATCGGTGTGTTAGCTAACTCCAAATACCTACAGCTCGATACAACACTTCCTGTGTTTGATGTTAACCAAGCATATTACGGGGTACCGATTCCATATGCAGCTTCTATTGAGAGTAAAATGAGCGCAGCAGCTAGAAATGTTGCATACGACCTTAGTCATAAAACAACAATGGTCATGAGACGAAATTTAATGGGCGTCGCCTATACAAATGTTACTCTACAACAAAACATGGCCGCTGATGCTACAACATCGCACGGACTCAATCTTATAAACGATCTTCCGACGTTCGTTAATATTAATAAAGAGTTAGCTTCTATAGCAGCAGCATTAACCAACGTATTTACAAACGCAAAGCTATATAGCTTTGTACAGTATATGTGTAATATTGCAAATGAGACAGCAATGAATTTACGTGATATCTTTCCTGTTGCAGAAGATGATAAAGACTTTGTAGTTATTACATCAGAAGAAAGGGCTAGATCATCACAGGCCATAGCTAATCAAGAAGTACAAGCTGCACAAGCAGAGCAAGCTCTTTACGCGCAGCAACAAACAATGATAACAGCTGATATGGGTAGATATAATCCAAATATAGGCGCTAGACCATACGCTCCTAGCAGTGGCCAAGCCACGCAACCCGGCGACCCAGCAGCGTTAAATTATGACCCTAATACTGCACCATCTCCTATCACAGCAGATATGGTCGAAGGAACAGGTCAAGTGACAGATCGTAACGTGTCTACGTATGGTGGTGCAAAGAGCGACTTCACAACGTACCTTGATATTAAGCCTCCAAGACCGCAGGATGCAACAGATTATTGGGAAAGTAAAGGGTATAATATAGCTGCGCGCGAAGCTGAAATGCATAAAAATTATCCAGGATGGAAGCCAATTCTTTCGGAAGCCGATACATCAAGAGGTGCATACGTCGGTTCAAAACTCTCTGCTAATTTTGACGTAGCTGTTTCAAAATCATATGGATATCCACCAGGTACATTATTAAAGATAACGGATTCAAAGGGTAACCCTGTTGGTGCAGCTGTTGGCAATAAGGATGGTATATTCCGTGTCGGTGATTGCGGTGGTGGAAGTCTTAAGAAACGAAATGCTCTCGACTTTTATACCGGCAACGATCCTAAAGTTGCAAAATATTATAACCAACTCGACAGTAAAGGCGGCGGGTTGAAAGTGGAGGTTGTTAAACTCAAAGCATAAACTATGGCTATTACAGATTTAACATTTAATAAAGCAAGCACGTTTCTAGATTTAGCTAAAAACGTGGCTCCAGGTGCTACTGCAAACCTTACAAGCCTACAGCCTGCTGTGCAGAGTCTTGTTGCAAACGATCCTACTAAATATCAACCAAGCCCAGAAGGCGCGCAAGCTCTACAGCTAAGAGCTCAAGGACAATATAGTAATAAACAAATTATAACACCCGTTAAATATCAAATTAACGTTGAAGGGACTTTTATTACTGTAGATCAACTTGGCAAACGTATTGTAACAGATAATAATATGCCGTATAGAGAGATTAAGTCTCTCTCAGCAACAACTGTTACCATTAAGTCTATTAATGACCCTAGAGCTCTCGGCGAGACAAGATCTGTTAAAGCATCTCCATCTGTCAACGCTGCAAGACAGATGTTTGATACCGGTACAAATGCTATAACAAATAGTCTTGGTAATAGATTCACACAATATTCAAGTCAAATTCTTGATCAGGGATCTAAGGCTTTTACATTTTTACAAACAGGTAATGCTGGTGCACTACAGTCAGTTCCAGGCTTATCAGAGTTTAAACAGTCTATTAGCAAGTTACCAGGTTTATCAGTCGCTACGAATGCAGCAGGGCAGATACCAGGTCTTGCAAGTAGGTTGCCAAATCTAACAAATACACTCGCAAATCCTGTCGATGACGCCACTGGATTACTTGGTAAAGCAGCAACTGGATTAAATTTACAAGCTAAATTACCATCCGCAGATTTAGGATCCTTAACAGATGTATTTGGTGCTGCAACAGACATATTCCATAACGGCCCACCTACAAGCTTGACTGGTATAATATCTCTTGAAAAACAAGTTAAAGGTATAATCTGTAATTTTAAATTACCTAATATAACAATGCCATCGTTTGATTCTCTTACAGATGTTAAATTTCCAAAACCGTCAGATCTCATTAAGCAACTTAAAAAAGCTGTAGAGGATGAAATATCAAATATTGTTAATAAGCTAGATATAAGAGAGCAACTTAAAAAGCTAATGGAAGAACTTGATCCTGAAAAACTTTACAATGCAGCTATTAAGGAGATCACATCCTGTGATAATAGCCCTAATGCTGACAAAAATAAGAAGTCTGGTAAGTCAAGCAGCTAGGTCTAAACTGGCTTATTATCGATAAGCTCCGCTTCGATGGGCTTTGACTTATCACTAAGCATTTTAAAGATATCTTCTCTCGTAGCAAGAAGCCGCTGCTTATTATCTGTTTGTTGCAATTCTTTCTTCGTAGCAATATCCATCTCTTTAAGCTTTATAGATGTATCAGCCCTTTTATCTGATATTGCAAGATGATTGAGAGAGTCAATCGCTGATGATGCTGCCTTTATTAATCCAGCTAAGGCATCAACATCCTCCGCGTTCGGGGCTGATATGATAAAATCCTTCACAGTAGCTATCATCTCAAGTGCATCCTCAACAAGAGCTCCTCCTTTCTCAATCGTAAATCGTTCTAAATCTTCTTTTTTTAAAGGATCTCTTTCTTGTTTTACTCTTTCTGTTTTAATGCTAACTGCTTGAAGCTGGTCAAGTAACGTGCCAACTTCGGTGTTTAAATTGTCATCCATACTGTAGTAATATTTATCTACTATTGATTTTAATCAAAGGTATAGTATTATTGTCTTATATGTCTGATCCAAATATTCAATACCTACCGATTTTAAAGTTTGAAAAAACAAATGAGCTTGCTAAGCTACCAACGAAGAATCATGAATCCGACACGGGCTACGACGTTTATAGTGTCGAGAGCGTTGTTATACCAGCTCGTGGTAGCGGCGTTGTTAATGTAGGGCTTAAGTTTGCTTATATCCCTGAAGGATACTGGGTTAAGGTTGAAAGCCGCTCTGGTATGGGCTTTAAGCATAGCGTTCTAGCGCATCCCGGTATTATTGATAATGCCTATAGAGGTGATGCAGGTATTAAGCTTAATAATTTTTCTGATGTTGATTATGTCGTTAATGTTGGTGACAGAGTAGCACAATTTGTCGTTTATATGAATATTCATATGCCGGTAGAGTGGGGTAAGGCCGAAGCATCTGATAGAGGTGAAAAGGGGTTTGGTAGCTCCGGACGTTAATTTAATGAGTTACGACTTTAATAATATTTGGGTAGAAAAGCACCGTCCTCACACGTTTGATGATTTTGTTTGCTCGCCCTTTATAAAGGAAACTCTTCTTTCGTTTAAAAACAAAGATGAAATTCCGAATCTATTGTTTACCGGAGCTGCTGGTATCGGAAAGACATCTGCAGCTAAAATTATTGTCAATGATATTCTTGGATGTCAGTATCTCTATATTAATGCCTCTGATGAAAATGGTATTGATACTATTAGACACAAGGTAGTTAACTTTGCACAGACGATGAGCATTGACGGTAAGATTAAAGTCATTATTCTCGATGAATGTGATGGTTTGTCAATTGATGCACAACGTGCGTTGAGAAATACAATGGAAGAGTTTGCAGGTATTACGAGATTTATTTTAACTGCAAATTACAAGTACAGAATTATACCTGCTTTGCAGAGTCGTTGTCAGAATTTTGACTTGACACCGCCCATTGATCTTGCGATTAAAAGATGTGCTAGCATTCTAAAGAAAGAAAACGTTATTGTGCCTGATGATCAGCGAGTTAAGCTGGTAGAGTTTATTAAAGGGACATATCCTGACTTACGTAAGTGTATTAATGAACTACAGAAGTTTTCAGCGTCTGGTACTCTCGCATTGATAGATTCAAAAAATAACAAAGTACTTGAGCTTATTTTTAAGGAGGTAAAAAAGAAAAATGTCGAGTCTTTACGTCGCGCTTTAATTGAGAGTGAACATACATTTAACTCGGATTATGTTTTATTACTTAGCAACCTATTTAACTATATTGATGAAGTAGAGACTAGCTCTGATCTTAAGAGATACTACTTACTAGCTATTGCTGAGTATCTGCATCGTTCAGCATTTAGTGTAGATCAGGAGCTTAACTGCTACGCCTGTCTTATACAGCTATCAGATATCAAGCTTTAGGGCAGATACGCTGCTGTATATGAAGCAGGGTCTTTATGATTAACAGCCGGTGATGAAGGAATGCTAATATTTGCATTCTTAAGTGTTCTATCACCTGCACCTTGCTTTCCACCGCCAATGTCTGATGTACGGGTACGAGCTGGTGAGTAGAACGGTACTTCCTCAGCTTCATCCTTAACTTCAACAGGTTTAATATTAATTTTGTCTTTACGTTTATTTTTATCTGGTACTGGCTCAAGATTAGGCACAGTATCAATCTTTGTAAGTAATGCAGCTGGCACTATAGCGCTGTCACCTAATCTACCACCACCTGTGTCTGCGCTAACTTCAACAGTAAATTCAGGACCTGTATCATCAGGGTTACCAGCACCCATAACTGTTGGGTATTTGTTGACAACATTTGTTACTCTGAGCGTATAACCCGAATCAATTATTGATTTGATGTTTTGTACAACAGTATCTGGTTGTGTTTTGAAAAACGGATTCTTTAAAGCCCCATCTACAAACTTAACAATATCACCGACAAGAAACCCACCATGGTTGCTTCTTTTTAACCAACTTTCATACAGTGTTATAAAACGCTTTTTCATCTATTATTATTTATTACTTATGGTCCATTAAACCAATTACTCAAACAAAGAAAACAAGATAAATATATATGTGGCTACTATCAAACTTCAGTCATTAACCGAGCAACCTACTAAATCCATTAAGGGATATACGTATAATGACCTGCATTTAGATTTTACCCCTGTATATAATAATACTGCATTTGGAGGATACACGCAAAATAACGAGCTATTAAGAGTACAGGAAATAATAGACATTTTAGCAGATTATGACTTAGGTGCTATAAAAAATTCACTTACAAATTTATTTTTGACTATACCAGGTCAAAAAATTCTTAATCCGTACTTTGGTCTAAACTTAATGCAATATGTATTTGAGGCCTGCGACGAAGATACAGCGAATTTAATCGGCAATCAAATTGTAAGCGGCATTACAACGTTTGAGCCACGTGTAAATTTAAACAAAGTCAGAGTCGTTGCTGACCCTGAAAACCATCAGTACGATATTATTATTTCTTTTTATGTGCCAACCCTTGGTACAACTAGCTTTCAACTCTTCGGCACATTAAGTACTTCCGGAGTCGTTTTAACAACACAATAACATGGCCACAAATAATCAATTTAATGACTTTAACCTGCCTGTCGATGGATATGCAGCGTTCGACGCTCTAAGTCTCAAGAATCTTATAATTAAACGTTTAAATTCTTCAAACTCTTATACAGATCAAAAATATGAAGGCAGTAACCTCTCTTCAATAATTGATATTATTGCATATTCGTATCATATCCTTTTATTTTATCTAAACAGAACAAGTGCTGAGAGTACATTTACAACGGCAGAATTGTATGAGAATATTAATAAGATTGTTAAGTTAATCGGATACAATCCAGTCGGCTATCAAACAGCTATTCTACCGTTTAAAGCTACCGGTAATCAAAATCTCCCTGCTGGGACATATACTATACCGAGATATTCATACTTTAATGTAAATGGAACTGGATACGTGTTTAATAGCGATGTTACTTTTACAAAGAACACAGACGCAGCTGCTAATCTAACAGACTTACAGGACAACAATTTATTATATCAAGGCACATATACTGAGTATCCTACATATCTTGCTACAGGAGCGCCTCTCGAGGTACTAACACTTACAGTTGTAGATCCAAGCGGTAATAATGTTCTCATTGATCACTTTAATATAGATGTTTACGTAAGAAGTAGTTTAGCTAATTCAAAGTGGGAAAAATGGCAGCCAACTCAGTCACTATTTTTAGAAAAAACAAACGCCACACGATATGAAATTCGCTTAAACGAAAATGGGAGATATGAAATTAAGTTTGGTAATAATGTTACCGGCAAGCAACTCGATCCCGGGTCAGAAGTAGCTGTATACTACATCCAGTCAAACGGCTCGAAAGGTGAAATCGGACCCGGATTACTTGATCATAAGCTACTTTCGTTTTATAGCACAGCAAGATTTAACGCAATTAAAGCAGATACAATTTCACCAAATTTAAGAATAATTAAAACAACAGAAGTTGCTAATATTACTTTTTCAAATGTAGATAGCTCTACAAAATTTGTCGATATTGAAAGTATAGCTAGTATTAAGAGCAACGCGCCTAATACTTTTAGAAGTCAGTTTAGACTTATTACTGCAGATGACTTTACGAATTATATAAACAAAAATTATAGCAATATTATTGCGTCAACTCAGGTTGTAAATAATTGGGATTATATATCTGGGCATTTAAAGTATTATTTCGATCTCGGAGTGAATACACCGAATATACAATCACGTGTGCTATACAATCAGGTAAAATTTGCTGATTCAAGTAATTTTAATAACGTCTACGTTTACGCGGTACCAAAGCTTGCTAAAACATCCTCCGTAACAGCACGTACCAATTATTTAAATAACGCGCAAAAGCAGTTAATCTTAAATGACCTACAAGATGTTAAGTTAACAACAGCTGAATTAATCGTAAACGACCCTGTGTATATAGAAGTCGATCTTGGTGTGCGTAATCCCCAGGAAGATCTAGTCCCGAGTATTGGTGACGAAACAACACTCGTTATTAATCGTGCAATTACCTCAAAAAGAGATGCCACTTTAATAAAGCAATTAGTTGCCGGTGTTATTACAGATTATTTTGCCACGACAAAGGATAATTTAGGATTGTCGTTAAGTATTACCGATCTCACAAATCAAATACTCGCAATTGACGGTGTTGACGGTGTATCTACACAAAGAACGATTAACGGTCAGTTATACAGTGTACCGGGAATTAGTTTAATAGCATATAATCCTATATACCCATATGACGATATTAACATTTACGCACAAGACGTCAAACTACCGTATTTTAAGTATCCATACTTAAAAAATACACTAGATTTCATTAATAAAGTGACAGTGGTGACGACATCGATCCAAACCCTGACTAGAGAGTTCTAATGTCTTATAATATTGATACAACATATGTGTACTTTAGTGTAACAGACTATTCTAATAGTCCGGTTCTTTCGTCCTACACACTTGATATTACCCCTTTAACGTTTGTACCTAATTTTAATACGTCGCCCTTATTATCAGCTGTCAATAGCATTTCTAATAAAAATATAAAATGGGATTTTGGCGATGGAACGTTTTCAACAGAATTACGCCCGCAGCATGTCTACAAATGGCCAGGTCAGTATACTGTCAGTCTTACAGTCTTTGATACATATGGAAAGGCATTTGACAGTCAGTACAGTACAACAGTGTATATTTATGATTACATTTCAACGCAAATTGCTTTTCGTGAATACAGTGGTCTTATCTATGATGTACCAGCTGGTCGACTTGTGTCACCATTAAATGTTGATGTACATACAAGTTGGCAAAACTATCAGGAATTAAGCGGTGCCGGTGTTACAATCAATTTATACGCTTCCGGAGCGAGAGGAGATTATAATTACGTACCTGCAACTCTGAATGACAAATGGTCGCATTTAAGATCACTTAGTAGATTTTACAAGCAAGTTCAGAATGACGATATGTCAACAGAGTATGTTGAAATAGATAGCTTGTCAGCAACTCAAACAGAAATATATGTAAAGCTTAATAGTCGCACTTTACAAAGATGTTCATCCACTGACACAGGTAGTGTATTAGCTGGTGTTACAGGTACATGTGAATTTTGGTACACAGATGATAAGCCTGGTAATTTAAGAACAGATAATAGCCCTGTAATACTCCTTGCTACGCTCGATAATACTAAGTTTAAGGATGCATTTACTCAACGAATAGATGCTTACGGTTCTATAAATTATCCACCTGCAGGATTTCAAAATTTAAATCCTGCAGTCTTTCCTGTCGTAAAAATTAGATTTAACCCTGCAGATCATTTAGCAATTACAACCACAGGTATAGATGCTAATGGAGCAGATACCGCAACAGGATTTAATATTCCAGAAATTAGTTGGCAACAAACAGAAATACCCTTTGTTGTCACCTTTAAAGATAGTTATGGATATACAACAAAAAACTATCCACCGCTTTCGTCGTCGGCTGCTATCAATACCAAGATATCACCTACAACTTATTGCGATGTGCAGGCAGGTATAGTACAGCTGTCTGGTAACAATTATATACCTGTCGACGGTGTTGAGTTTTACGAAGACTTTAACGCTCAGGTACCGCAATCTTTAGGTGCGTTTTATAAAGGATATTTTATTCCATCTTATTCTACAGAGAATTGCTTATTAACGGCAAACGTAACAGTCCTTGAACCAGCACACTATCCAAAAGACGCCTTATTAGGTTGGATAGCAATGCCTCAATATAATATTGCACAGAGAATATTGCGTCAGGAATACTATAGTGGTGTTGATCATTCAAAAATTATAACTTTTGCAGAGCCTGGCTCACAATTTCCTATTAATAATGAGAGGAATATATATGCTATCACTGTTGCACCATCAGGCGCTGGCGGTGAAAATGATTATCAGACTTGGTTTGCTGACGCTGTTAATGATCGTATTCTTAAATTTGATCTATACGGCAATCAACTTACCGATACATATTACCTATCTGCAATGCCGACGCTAACAAATAATCAAGTCGCGCCGGTGGATTATCGCAACTCACTCTCAGCTACTGAGTTTGTAAATAGCGCTTCACCAAACTGTATGGCCCTTGACGGTGAAAATAATCTCTGGGTAACACTTCTTGATAGTGGCACTGCTTTAAAAATCGACCCTGCTCGTGGTGTCGTTGTTGCAACAGCTGTTCCATACAATATTTCTAACGTAGCGTATACAAAAAGTACAGATTACTTGCCACATAAGGGATTTGTAGGTGAAGGGCTTATCTTACCTTCTTCTATTGATACAGATTTAGAAAATAACGTTTGGATTACATATAATCACCCTGAGTATAGTGCTCTTGTAAAGTATAGAGGAACCAACAATTTTACAACCGCAGCTGAAATTCTCACATCTGTGTTTTTCCCATCAAACTTTACACCAAATGAAGTATGCGTTGATAGAAACAAGAATGTATGGGTTACTGTTGTAAATTACAATAATAGAGGACCGGTGTTTGAAGAAAATAATGACTACCTATACAAGTTTGATTCTACCGGAAAAATTGCACCTGGATTTCCGTTAAGCGGATTTAACGGAATTGGTAATTTAATTGTAGATGGTAATCAAAATGCTTGGGTTTCACATCACCGTGAAACACTATCAAAGATCGACAACATTACAAATCAACGTATTGACTTTAAGGGCGGAACGGGCTCCAACACATCTGATTACATCTGCAGTATCGGTGGATTAACATGCGATACATCAAATAATTTATGGGTAATTAATAACTATGACAATACACTATACACGATTAATGCTGCTGGTGGCCCAACGCAACAATTAGCGTATTTAAATAAGATTGATCTTACCTATCCTAATACCACTCTACCTGTAATTACATCATATAATTATTTTCAGCTTCCTGGAAGCAATCTTTCATATCCTTCTGCTCTAACAAACTTCGCTACCGTAGATGACCCAGGATTTGTGTACGGCTTCAATGTTGTATTAAGTGCCGGAAAAGCTCTTGACTGGACAAATCATGCGACACGTCTTTACGGCAGCGGTTACGCTAATTTTAATCAATATAATATTTTAACTAACGAAGTATATACCCCTTATACCGCTAGCGTTTACGTTAGTCCAAGCGCAACTGCAGCAAACGGAATACTTCGTGTAATACTAGCATGTAATAATGGAGATCAAGCAGTTGCTAATTTCAATACAACAACCAATGCTGTTTATACATCAACAGGTGGAAGCGGAGTTAGTGCATTAACAGCGACTGTATCTTATACCAACGTAGGTAATTGGTATCGTGTAAGTATAACCGGTATGTTTCCGGTTGCTACACCGTATTTCGGACTAGTATTAGATAGTCAAAGCGCTCCTATCGATGTACAAGTATGGGGCGGGCAGATTGAAAAGAGTAATACGATGAATAATTTCGTATATACAACAACAGCTGCTGTGCTTACTAGCTTTACTACTCCAAGCCTACAGACACCAATTCCAGTTAACGAGTACAGCGACGGCTTTCAAGAATTTCAAGCATACGGTGATTGGAATGGATATAGATGGATTAACAAATATATGGTACCTGTTAACACGGTGCGCACTATAACAGGCTGCTCAAATTTATTCAATATATATCCTGCAGATGGAAAATATAACGTTTCAAAAGTCAATGAAAATTGGGACGCAGCAGGTTTTTATGATTCTTTAAGGTTTCAAGAAACATTATTAGACAAACAAGTCTTTTTTGATCAATTTCTCGGAGTTATTGTCGGTAAGTCTGATGCTCAACCATATGAATTGGGTAAGACAATATATGAAAAAGTTGCTAATTTTGTTGAAAATAGAGCAGACGTAGATAGAGTCAATCTTGATGCGTTACTTTCACTTTGTAAAGAGCTAACTGTGGATTTTGAAAAATATAACTACCTTTTACCACCTCAGTTAAAACGTCTCACCGATATTCTTTCTATCAAGCAAAGCATACTATGGGGTACAAGAAATAAGTACGCGTTAAATTTTGATAACCGTGGCACACAATTTCCAAATGATACATATGGTATTAATTTAAGCTCAGCAATCGATGTATTTACCGGTACTATTACCTCAGGGGTACCTATTGTCGCATATGAGACATTCTCTGGAATTTATAAGGTTGTTAATACAAATTATATTACGGATCCTGGGACAGTTCACCCTCTATCAACTTATAGTCTGTCCTGGGGATGGGAGCTTACCGCTCCAGAATCAACTTCCGGACCAGCTATAGGATCCTATTATCAGTTCTTTCATTACAATCCATCATATAGCGACATTTTCTATAATAATATTATAGATTGGGAAAACCCATTAACGACCTTAACACCTGAAAATAGTGCATATGATACATGGAGCAATGATAACGGTATTATGCAAAATATGTTAAGTTACGAAATAACAAAAGGGTTTCAACTTTTTACATCTGCCGTTAAAATCACTTATAACAGCTAAAACCCGTTAAATAATAGTATGGCAGATGCGTTAAAATTCATAGACGAAAAGCTTAGTAACTCAATAACGGCTCTCGTCCCTGTAGTTAATCCTGTCGATAGCCTTGAACCACTTACGTTCACAGAGTGGCTTAAGTATAATACTCAATTATTTTCAACTACAAATGAATTTTTATCGAGATATCAATCTTATCTAACCAATTGGTATGCTGTAAAAAATGTAGCACAAGAAAAAGCAACTGAGGGCATCCAATATTACTATACAAATTTAATAAATGATATCATTATTAATTATTCTTCGACAAGCGAGCGAAGATACTTAAAGAATATTGACCCATCTAATCCTCGCGACCTTGCAATCGCCGTTCCATTTTTTGCTAAAAAAATCAAAGACATTTGTTTATACTATAGCACGTTAAGAGATGAAACACAGACAGCAGCTATTAGCTATAATTTAAAAGGCTCCAATACAGGTATACAAAATTTACTATACACATCGATTTTAAAAACTCTTCAAACACAGGATATAGTCGAGCTTTTTAGTTCTTTAAATCTTTCACTCTCTTCAATACGAGAAAATATTTTAATAGAAGTTGAAGATCTTTATGATACATATCCTGACTATTACGATATAAGCCCAACGCTTCCAGCGTCAGCATATAATACCGCGAGCGGTATTCGTAATGATTATTTTAGTTTAAATCAAGTCGATATAGATCCCTATCTATACATTAATAGTGATCAAAGTATTCTTAAGTCAATACTTGCTTATCCATTTTACCTAGTTGAACTCGGAGATAATTTTACAATCGATCCACTTGTAAATTCAACACAACTCAACCTTCTAAAGGATAGCGACTTTTTTACAACCGTAAATGATAATACTGTTACATCACTTAACCTTAATACACAGTCACTTGAGATTCCAAAATACATAGGGGTAGATTTTTATTATATTGTAACATCATCTACAACTACAGCGTATACATCAGGTCAGCTATTTACGGCGGATAGCGAGTTTGCTAATAGTTTAAACAAAAGGTATCCCTCTATCGCAGCAGTTCCAAGTCAGGAGTTTCTTAAAACAAGTAAAGAGATTGGATTATTCTTTAAACCAGATAAGATAGGCTTAATTAATTTCAATAGTTTTAAATTCGAATCAAGGGTGAACCTGGATAGACTAGAACCTAATACTGTTTATTATTTTCCAGACCCTACAAAATTCGGTAATATATCCGGAAATACAAAATTAGATTTTAAATCCCCACTCGACTTTTTTGAAGAAAATCACTTTAATAAAGTTGATATTGGTAATCAGTATAAAATGGGTGATGTAACAACAGATCCATATTTCCAGACATTTAGAGCGTATCAGGCTAGAGAGCAAACCCTCAATACAAGTAATCAGGGTGTTTCGCGATATATAGATTCGCAAGATTTTTTTGCTGGTAATCTCGATACAATGTGGAGTAACGAAGATGTTTATCCTCTTGTCTCAGTTAGTCAATTTCCAATCGATAAGCGAGTGGAAACATTGCTGTCTTTCGATAACAATAAAACACTATTTCAGTATAAAAATGACGTTTACGGCAATGAATACGGCTTATATAAATCTGCTATTAACAAGCAATTTAGTCAAACTAATACAAGTAGTATATTTATTAATTATATTCTTGACGGATATACATTTTACGATACCCTTTGCGGTCAAGGATATGATTTCAATTATAGTGTCTCAGGCTCGGCAAACGGTTTAGTTTTTTCAGGTGTAATATTACGTACAAGTGAATCGGATCCTGCAACATTCTCTGACGGTAATCCCATAATCTTAGCGTCGTATGATTTTTCACAAAATTACAAATACCTTGATAGTTTTAAAACATTCGATTCAATAACATATTCTTGCATTATTAAGGATGCTGAAACTTTTACGTTACCTAATAATACAAAACTACCCGATATACCAAGCGATGATATTCAAAATTATAACGTATTGAATAGCTCACTATACTACGACGAGCTTGCAGACGGTGCTTATGTATCAGACGCTCCTTATAATGTAGCATCCTTTACGTTTAATGGTAATTTCTTAACAATACCACCAGTCGATAAATTTGTGACATACGACGGCAATGTATTCATAGATAGCAGCACTGGCTCTGAGCCTTGTACATTAAGCGCACATGTATATAGTTATACCTATACAGAGCCTGCTAACTTTAAAGATGTAAGGGTATATGATAAGGAGACGTTAGTCGATTTTGCGTTATCTGGTGTTTCATACATAAGGCCATCTTTATACCATACAAAAAACGTAGAGCAAGGTGAATTGTATTTTAGAAATATCAATAGCACAATTATTGGTCCTATCTCCTCAACACTTAGCGCAGCGTTCTTAAACTTTAGTGACAGCGTTCGAACAGAAATCTTTAATAAAGCGATAAATTTTGATTTATACTACGATACCATTCAAATAGAAACTGAAAACTATCTCGTGTTTGATAAACTTGAATACAACTATGCCGATAATGAGATAACCGGCAATACAAAAACTTACGATGTCATTGTGCGAGGCGAATATCCTGAGCTTGAAAAATTCTCAACGGTTTGGTTTAATGAAAAGGATAAAACTTTACTTGTATGTAAGACTACATTATTATTAGATAGTCTGAGTGCATCTAACTACAAGGTTGTATATCCTACAATATATAAAATTGACTTAACAGATCGTCAAATGACGCAAATCTATCCGACTAAGCTTATTTCAGATCTTACATTTAATGACCTAAGTCTATTCTCACTCTTTGGTAAGCAATTTGAGTTAAATATCGTAACTATTGAAAAACCAGTATTAAACTACAGCGTGGATACAGATACTTACACACTAACATATCTTGCAAAAGATACTGCAAGTTGTTTTTACATTGTAACTATACGCTTTAAGTATATTAATAATATTATTAAAAATATAAACTGTACACTACACAAACCTGCCACAGACACTCATCACATTACATTCGGTAACCCAACAGGGAGCCCGTATCTAGAGACACATACAATAGTGGGATCAGCAGCTGGCTTTATCGACTCAACAGATCATACGTTCACTTGGGGATACGAGTAAACTTATTTTAAAGTTAGCAAATATTTGAGCCGATTTAGCTCACCAAGCATTTCATCACGAATGTTTAAGAGATCTGTATCAGCAGGATCTAGCTCACTTGTAAGTCCTGTAAGATAACCTACATAGTTGTCAATAACCTCAGTAAAATCTCCCCCTAAATTATCCAACTCAATCGTATACCGTACACTCGCTTTTGAACGACCGTACTTGCCCATAAACACCTCTACAAACGCATCAATTAACTCATCTAAAGCTTCATACGCTTTACCAAACGCTTTATGTTGAGCATAACTTGTCGTCTGCCAGTGAAAAATACGTAACTGATTTTGAATTCTAAGAAAAGGTGCAATGAGTTTCACAGTAATTATTTAATGCTGAACGTCAAACGCTACACAAAGAACTGATACAGTATCATTCGATGCCGGTGATTGACTAACTGGAACGTATGATTCGTATTCACCGTATGGATCTGCAACGTTTATATTAATTGACTGCGATACCGAGGGTTGAGGTTCAGTATATGGTGTAATTTTACGAATTTTCTCAAGTATTAATGTTAGGAGTTGAAATAAAACAATATCTGAATTAGCTTCTGTAACAAATTCAGAAATATCGGAACGTGTAAACTTACCTTTTAAGACTTCAAATGGATTTGCATAGTGACCGAATACAAAATGTGGCAAATATTTATTTGCTAGTGTAGCGCAATCTTTAATAACATAAAAAGCCGCAGGCGTCTGTATAGTTATACCTGTTTCAGGTCGTTCTGATGCTTTTTTTGACGGACCGTATAGCTTAGCTTCTTTAATCTGACTATGTTGTAGTATTAAATCAATAAATTTCATTGTTGTTTAAGATAATTAAGCATTGACATTACTTCGTGCTTCATATAATTGACGGGATAATGCGTAAACTTACAATTATCCCTATCGTAATACATAACACCAAGTTGATTGACCTTACGGCCAGTGATACCTTGATACATATACGCGTAAAGCGATAGCTGCAATGCATATATTGAGTATTCACATGCAGGTAAATGACTTATAGGTGACAAAAGGTAATCATTATACTGACTATATAGATTAAATTTCTTATTTGTCTTTAAATCAAAGATACTAAACCCACCTTTCTCTTCTACCCGAATAATATCTGCTGTTCCAGCAATTTTGTATTCGTGATTATATACTTGCTGTTCAATAAGTAGCTCATCTCGCTTACTATCAACAAGATCAAGATCAATATATGCTTGAACAATATCAACGTACTTAATATCGTACGTACCGAGCTTATTGTATTGTTCAATTACAGCATGAATCTCTGTTCCATATGTCTTACTATCGTCGTTCGACTTCTTCCACTCTGCTTTTACTTCCTCGACAGTGCATTTTCTTTTTTTAGCTACTCTTTCCGCAACTAAGTCAGCTTCAAACGGCTTTTTAAACTTACCGAGAACTGCTGACGCTGATGTGTAGATGTCGCCTGTAAAGGCATTTTTATATGAATGGGCAATTGCATCAAAGACTAGCATATTCCATAATTATACTATGACTTAGTGTAAAGGCTAGGAATTAATATACAAATATGTGCAGGTATAAAATTTACCAATTGCAGATTTGTGTACAAGCTGACAACGCATTGAAATCAGACGCTTATTTAAGCAGGTATACCACTCCTTACCAACATTTATAATAATGCTACGCTTTTTATGATCGACAAGCATTGTTGCAGTAAATTCTTCACAAACCGCAACAATCGCATCTAAAGTCATTGCAGTCATACATATATTTATGCACAACTCGCGTGGGTTATCTTATTCAGGGCTCTCTAGAGTAACAATTAAAGATTTAAGCTTCTTGCTCAATGTATCAATTATTGTATTACTCTCGTCAGCAAATAAAGTAATATTAATGCATGTATCAATAATATAATCGAGTGTTTTGATGTCAGATAAAGTTAACTCTGTAAGAACTTCTTTTGCGTCTGATTTATTAGTTGTATTCTCCATATATAATTATATTATTATAGATACTATTAGTAATCCACTCTATGTTAGTCTTTAAATTAAAATTAACAGAAAAGTCCGTGCCATGGTTTGAAGATCACCGGCTTGATGTAAGAGCTATGGAGTCTGCTCTTTCTATTTTATTTGCAGAGGTTGAAGCTACAAATAGAATACGTAAGGTGATAATAACAATTCAAGTATTGTATAATACCGAAAGTAGCGACTATACCTTTGAAACAAATAAGATACGTTTAAGTGATAGTCCGTACTTTAACAATTCGTCAAAGAAGGAAATGACAAATGCAATCTTTGATCACTTTTTACATGAATTTAGACATTGGATGCAGTCAAGAATATACAAGGTCAGTCATACAAAGATCAATTACACGGATCAGGACGTTGAACTAAACACAAATGCCTACTATAAAAATGAATATGAGGTTGATGCAAGACAGTTTTCACGAAACTACCTACCTAAGTTTTACAAATATTACCAATATTTTAAAAAGCAAGCTTAACCGATAGCTGACATGTAGGCCGTCCATACAAGCTCCATATATTTAACTTTTATCTGAGACAACGCACAAGACTTACAATTTGCTTGTTGTGCTTTATCTATTTCTCTTTGATAGTCGTCTCGCAGTTGCTGACAGTTCGGTATTTTTATAGAACACGGTATTGAAAAGTCAAAAAAATCATTAATAAGGTTGCTCATATGCAACTCTCTATTAACTTGGCTTCAGCTTCTCGTCTTGTTATTAACCCATCAAGACCTTTCCCCTGCAATATTCGCTTAATCTTTCTAAACTCTTGAGCCATTCCCTTATAATCTTTTTTTGGTACAAGTACCCTTAAATTTCTCATCTCAAGTCGACTATCACCAGCCATCGATGTACCTCTATTAAAAACTAATGACACAAATGCACCATAGGCATTATCACACAATTGATCTAACCCAGGGAAGGCCTTTTCAGCAAGCTTAGAAAACTTAGGCCATGTTAGGCTATCAAATATTTCAATTGCTTGATCCCATGTAATGACTATACCACTGTTCTTATACTTGTTTGTATAATCTCTACCTGCTTGACCTGTTTTTCCAGCGGCTCCTTTAACAATTTGTAATTGATCCGCGGAGAGAAAGTGAAATAATTTGCCTAGTTCATCTGGTGTGTAGTAGCCACAATCAACACCAATACCTAGTGTAAAACCGCTCGCGCCACCTGGCCAAGTGGGCTTTGAAAGGTATTTATCATAATATGATTTACCGCCTCCAACTTCGTACTCTAAAATTAATTCTAATGCTTTTGCAGATGGTAGTCTCATACTTCTACCTCCGATATGGTATAATCATTTTCTTTAGCATTATTAGTTAATATAGATTCGTTAATATTAACTTCTTTTTGCTCTAATATACCTTCAGTGCTCGCGTTAGATGAACTATTATAACGTAAATCTACTAATCCCTGAGCACCGAGATATACAGAGATAATAACACCAAATATTTCTATCATCTTCGTAAAGATTGTAACGAACGCTGTTACAATCTCAGGCGTCTTTGGTATAATCCAGAGAAACCCCACACTTGTATAAAACACAAACGCAAGCATGAATAGTGAGCTGAATATAATAAAAAACTTTTTTGATGCTAAGTGATTGGTATCCTCCAGTTGCTGTGATAAACGCGGAGGTGTATTAGGCGGCGCTTTATCGTTACTAAGAAAAGCACTCGCAGATTGCACAACTTCGAGAATATGCTGTATCATAAAAGTATTTATCCTAAATGATAAAGTAAGGCATGAGCTAATTGATACCCTAGAAATAAGCTATACCCATACAATAAGACATAGGGATAGTATGAGCGTGTATGTTCGTCGTACATAATTGCTAAACAGCTCTATTAAAAGAGAGAGCCGATAATAAAGCCGACGACAAAAATGACGATGGCAAGAGCAGTTTTAGGGTGGAGACTGACCCAGTTAGTAACAGAATCAACCACAGATGAAATTGTTTTAATAAATTTATCCATGCATATATTTATGCCCAGACTATGCTTTTTCCACTATAACATGAATAACCTGTTCATTCGCAGGTAGATATATCCACCAATAAGTACCAGTAAACTAATAATAATGATATTTCTCCACAGGATTGCTAGGTCCTTCTTGTAAACTTCAGCTTGAAGATGATTTAAATCCTTTATCATTTTATTTGTATACTCAGCCTGCTTTGCTAATTCCTTATCTGTATTTTCTTTAGCGTTTGCAAGATTTGCGTTATCTTTCTTCAACTGCTCAGCAATAGCTTTAACTTTTAGTAAATCCTGATATTCAACGGAATCAACAACTACAACTTTATCTCCTTTATATTGGCTCGGTACAATAACGACTCTTGTCTTTTCTCCAGCCTTAGCATCCTTAACGACTTCACCGGCTTGATAGATTGACTGAATTTCAATCTTCTTTTTTGGAGGCTTAACCAATCTCGTTGTTTGATCGGAATAATAATAGGCTAGATCAACTCTTGCTTTATTAAGAGAATCGTTCGCTGCATAAACATTCTGACTAAGAGCTTCAGATTGCTTTTCAGTGTAGTAGGTACAACCTGTAATAAACAGTGCAGCAAGTAATAGTATCTTCTTCATACTATTAATTAATATCCAACTACACGATAATCTAGTCTTTTACGTTATACCAATTAGGCTTTTCGGGAGCTCTATATAGGATATCACCATCTATAATATTATCACTATTGCAAATACTAGTATCGTTATTAATAGAGTCAGAATCGATAGCAGCTTTCTCTAAGATAAGCTCTCTCGAAGTAACTTTAACGAGATCTTCATCCGTTGGATACTTGTCTAAAGACTCCTTTAGTAAGTTGCTAATAACATCATTAGCAGAAATATCTTCTTCACAAGATGTTTTAATAATCATCTCGAGAACTTCTCTAGGCCATTCAGACATATCTAATTCAATACCAACGTAAGGGTGAAGCTCAATAGAACCGTCATCATTAATCTTAGTTTCAAATTTAGTTCCAGGTCCTGCTCCAATAGCACTTAGTTCTTCTTCTGTAAACTGAATATAAACATCATTAGTAGGTTGTAATATTTTTTTTGTTATCATAGTATTGCTGCATTATATATCAGTTCCATAGCTTGTTCAACTGTATAATTAAAAGGAATTATAATTTCAGCATGTCTTGCGGGTTCATAAATCGAATCAATACCTGTAAAATCTTCAATCTCTCCTGCTCTTGCTTTTTTATATAAACCTTTCGGATCTCTTTGTTCACAAATTTCTAAAGGTGTATCCATATAAACTTCTATAAATCTTACATTACAATACTTTGTTAAAACGTCTCGAGCATTATCTCTCATAGATTGAAGAGGAGAAATCATAGCAACAATGACGAGATCTGCTTTTTGAAACGTTATCATATTTTTTGACATATACACAGCTTCAGATACTATTCTTTCTCTACTCTTCATATCAAAGCCTTTTGGCTTATCGTATTGTGCTCTTATCGTGTCGCCATCAACAATACCTACTCTGTATTGTTCTTTACACTTTTTATGTAGAGCATTAGCTACAGTTGTCTTACCAGCTCCAGATAACCCTGTAATCCATACAACTGTAGGCTTCATAATATTATATACTCTCTAAGGCTAATTTAAGCTTCTTGATTTCAGCCTTTAATCGCTCGTTCTCTTCTCTAAGCTTATAGACTTCAGGATCTGTCCAATCTACATTACAGCAGCATTCACTATCTGAATGAGCATAACACTTACAACCTTTACCTGGATAATATTCTTCTATGTTCATATTAGTATTCAATTCTAAACCAAAGCCACTCAATAAACTTTCTTAGTTTATTACATCTTGTATCCATAACATAGTAAGAGTCTGGCTTTAATCTAAAGTCTGATTTATAAAATTTCATATATCAAAATCAATATGATAAGATTTCATTAAGTTGTGCAATTCAGCTCTTACCTGATCCATAGTATTTGTAAGAAGCTTTGGAGCACCTTCTGTTGGGTACTTGACACAGTTTCTAAGATACTGATCTAAATCCCAAAGAACAGAATAATATTTTCCAGCATTATTTGCTATATCAAACTCACTTTGTTCC